CAGGTTCGGTAAACAAAACCCTGCATGTTGGTTCTTCCATAAAGCTGGAATTCATGGCGTTAATTTTATCAATGTCTTTCTGTGATAAGAATCCTTTGCCCTCATGTAGATCTTTGAATTCTTCTTTCTGCTCAACGATGGTCAAGCCTTTGGGATGGTTTGGCCTTGTCAGCCATTCATCTGGGAACGTCACATACCGCTCAGAGAAATCATCTGGCTCCAGCACGGAACAGTGGAATCCGTTCCCAAAAGTGAAACAATCCTTCTCTTCCCGATTCCCTTTGTTCCATACCCAGTCATATGTTTTGGGACAATCAACGTAATCATGAAGCTTCGATTTAGATATAGCTCTGTGCTTATGATATTCGTTGATATCTAGGCCGAGGATTATCTCAGCATCCGCTGGGTAGCGGTTATCAACTGGCTTTAATTGCGGTTCGCTCATTGATCCCACCTCAGGTCTGACCGCAATGTCGCTTGCGATGTGTCCCCGTGAGGGTTAAATCTCACGAAGACGTAGCTATCATTAAGCGATGTTATGCGGCCATATAGATCTTCAGCGCCTTTATATCCGGCGTTGTAAATTACCTTGCGGTCAATATCTTTTTTTGTTGGCTCAATCATTACGCCGCCTCCTTAATATCTATAAGAGCATCATAAAAGTGCCCAATGGGTACCTCAAGAAAGTTCACAACTATTGCTAAACGCCCCGCAGATATACGGTTTTGACCGTTGCAATATTTGCCCACTTGTTGATATGAGATGCCTAAGTGTTTAGCAAGTTTTTCTTGAGAGCAGCCCGCCTTTCTCATGGCTTGCTTTAATTTTATAGCAATGAATATGTCTTCTTTTGTTGGATTTCTTTGGGTCATGGCACGCCCTCCTTTAAAAATTCCTCAAATGATTCAATACATTTCCCCAGTTTTTTCTCCGCTCTTTTTAAATCAGCACGAAGAGCATCATCAATAATTTTGATATGCTCCTCCTCTGGGAAGTCTTCAGGCTCGTCGTCTGTTTCTATAGACATTCTTGATTCCCTATATCATCATACTTGTTAAATCTACCCCGTTATTCCAAGCCACTACAGCTTGCCAAGCGACTTTCTCAGCTTCTAAAACCGATATTCCGATCTCATCTCTATACGCTTTGTATGCTTGCTGGTGGGCTGGCAGCTCACTAGCGCCTATGTCTTGCAGATAATGCAATCTGCTTTCCATTAATTGGATTTTATCTATTTGTGCTGCTGTAATTTTTTTCATTGCTATCTCCCAAGTTGCTGCTTTATAAGCCTATAACTTTATAATAGCAAGAAACAATTAAAAAACAGTTAAGAAATCTTAACTTATTATTGAAGCTCTATTAACTTAATATTAATTTACGGATGATATACTTATTATAGAAGGTTGATAAACAAAGGAAAGAAAAATGGAACAATACGTAGCGGATATATACTTTTTAATACTTACAGATGCAGCTGATAACGAAACAGTTTATTCAGATCATCAGGATGTGCCAGTTATCTTTGCTACCATCAAGACCGCCATGCAAGAAGGCAAGTCAATTGTAGACATGGGTTTTGCGACAGGTCACGCAGCAATAAATTTGCAAGGAATGATCGCCCATGGTAAACGCTGGATAGAGAGGGAAAGATAATGACCATTAAACAGGCGCAAGATAAATTACTTATTGCCCGCAAGGAGCGCGCATATCTTGAAATTTGCCGCCGCATGAATAAAGGTAGCCCCGAACAGATGGCTCGGAGGCGGCTATGGGCGCAAAAAGAGGTATATTTTTATAACAAATTACAGCAGCAATTAGCCGCATAACAGGAGGATAATGTGTCACAATCATTTCAAAGAACGCCAGCTGATATGGCAGCAGATGCTATTGTATCCGAGTGCAAGGATATGTCAGACGATGAGATTATCGAAGCATATCACTACGAGTATTTCGATGAGAAAAAGCCTTGGATAAAGCGGGCGCTTACAGCATTGCGCATAGATGAACATGAAGTAACCACTTGGATTTATATTAACTTAAAATAAAGGAGAAAGATTATGACTAAACATACAGAAGAACCTTGGGAAACAGCGGGGCCAAATATCATAGACGGTAATATCTACATCAGGCTAAATAGTGACGAAGAAATGGTTGCGGACGAGCCTATTGCTACTATGAATCTTGAAGATCATGACCCAGTCGACCAAAAAGCGCGCGCTCGCCTTATGGCAGCAGCCCCAGAATTGTTGTTAGCTTTAGAATTGCTGGTTAAAACTTGTCCATTTAAAGCGGTCAAGGGCGGTATTACAGCAGAGATATCAATGGAAAAAATACAAGTTGCACAAGCGGCCCTCAAAAAAGCTAATGTCGAAGCGTAATAAATACGACGGTTACAAAAGAGCGAAGCGCAGCTGGGTATGTTTCGGCTGTGGCTATATGGTGCACACTAAGCGCAAGCTGTGCCTGTGCGGGCAAAAGATGGAATACTTCAGCAGCAAGACGGAGGCCGCGCGGGGTTGGGTGCTTCGTCAGCTGCTCCACAAAGGCGTTATCCAGGGGCTGCAACTTCACCCAAAATATAAGCTGATTGTTGCCGGCGAATTAATCACGACATATTCCGCTGATTTTCTATATATCAACAATTCTGGGCAGGTGATAATCGAGGACGTCAAAGGAAGCGGCGGCTTTTGTGACCGAGAATCTCTGCTAAAAATTAAACTATTCAATGCCCTACATAAAAAAGACGGATTAAAAATCGAAATTAAAACCTGATTTCTATTGTAATGGGAGGGCAAATCATTTTAGTATGCGATTCTATCTCCCGATAGATCTTGAATACCCCCAAAGTTTTCAAGGTAGAATAGGTCAGCTTTCGAGCTGGCCTTTTCTTTTTATCCCCGCTATCCCCATAATTAAATTTTCGATTTCTTTTATTCTCGGAATCAGTCCAGTATAAAAAACTAATGAATAACCAACGGGGAAGAAAATGTTAAGAGTAAAAGGATGGTCAGATTTCCAGCATTATAAAGACAGAAGACCGCCGTGGATAAAGCTTCACAGGGAATTATTAGAAAACTTTAAATGGCATAAACTCACCAGTGATAGCAAGGCGCTAGCAATCTGCATCTGGATTCTGGCGTGCGAGCACGAGGACCCCGAAGCCGGCCTAGTATCAGACAATGCGGAAGAGCTTTCTTTCAGGGCACGCATGGACGAGAAGGTAGTTTTTCAATCTATTAAGCAATTGATACAACATGGTTTTTTAGAGCACCAACCAAGCGATGCTAGCGACCTGCTAGCGCCGTGCTATCAACTTGCTACCCCAGAGACAGAGACAGAGGCAGAGGCAGAGTCATATAGTGAAGAGACAGAGACAGATTCAGTGTCCGATTTGAAGGAAATCGAACTCGCCATAAAATTATGGAATGATCTTTGTAAAAAAATTGGAACAGTGCAGTGCCAAAAAGTAACGGCGGCTAGACGGGCTTCTCTGAGAAAACGATTAAAAGATTGCGGGGGAATTGAGGGGTGGAAATCCATGATCGAAATCGTTGAGAATAATCCATTTTTTATTGGAGATAATAATAGGGGCTGGAAAGCAAATATTGATTTTATTTTGAAAGAGGGTAAGTTCACAAAAATTATGGAAGGTGGTTATAATGAACTCGGTAAACGAAAGCGCTCAGATACAGTCAAGCAGGACTTGCAAGAATGGGTCATGGAATCTAGATGATAAGAAAAAAATAGCAGCGATGGTATATCCATTAGCGGAAATGCAAAAAGCATATGGGCGAGAAATAGACGCAAAGTTGGTAATGCAGGGGTGGCAGTTGGTGTTGGCCGATAAATATAACGGAGATCAAATATGCTATGCGTTGAAACAATATGCTTTATCAGGCGGCGACGACTTCCCTTCCCCTAAAAATTTAGAAGACATTCTCAATCCTGAAGCACCCAGAATAACAACAGCCGAATATGTGCAGGCTTGCCAAACGCATGAGCGTAATCACTTCCCTATGTATAGTGCGGAAAGCAGGATAATAGCCGATTACAAAAAACAGCGCGAAGAAGAACGCGTGGACTATGAGATTGAATGCGATACAGTCAAACAGATTGCTGGGGATTCTTTGCAACGGATGACTGGTGCGTCATTACCGCAAACGGCACATGAGCCCAAAAAACAAATTACATCAGAACTCCGAGAAAAGGCCATAGAAACCCAAAGGATGCCGTGGGATAATATGGTTTTTGAAACCATGCCCGATGATGTGAAGGCAGAATTTATACAGTTTTGTAAAGATTTTCCATCAAATCATATAGCTGAGATTTATTGCAGATCGTACGAATGTGATTACAATCAAATCGTAGGTGGGGATACATAATCAGGGAGTCTTGACGGCAAACTTAGAATCAGCCGACATTCAAACAATGGAAGCTCTAAGAAAAAAGAAACTCAAATCATACAAAGATGACAATGCGCGTCAGCCTCTAAAAGATTTCACGCCCGGAACGTTCGGTTGTCATGAGGTGCTTCATATGGCCGCCTTTCTTCTGAATAACGTCACCGAGGAGCTTTGCAACCATCCTGCGGTGCTACAAGACCAAAAACTCTTTAAACGCGCCCACGAGGCAGAATCAGCCTTGGCTGGGTTATATACCGAGATTAAAAAGATACACGCTCCTTAAAAATAATATTCTATTGGTCTATCAACCAAGGGGGAAAAATGACTTGGAAATGCTACATAAGAGATGAATTCGCAACAGACAGACGCGATGTTGCGCTTGTTCAGGATGGCATAGACGGGCGCACAACCTACGTCACCAATATAGAATTAAAAAACGTTGATCAAGGTGAAGTGATATCTCCTTTTGTCAGCATGAGAAAGCACGAAACTAACGGAATATTACAGGCGATTGTAGACGAGGCTTGGCAGGCTGGGATTAAGCCGCGCCAACTCGAAGACGCAACCAATGAATTAAAAGCAACCAAATTTCATTTGGAAGACATGAGGCTATTAGCAAAGGTGAGGAAATGATTTATTTAGCAACCCCATATATTCACACAGATAAAAAAGTATGCAACGCACGACAGCTTGCCGTAACAAAGGCCGCTGCACATTTTATGGATCAAGGCAAAGTTATCTACAGCCCTATTACTCATGGCGGCGCTATACATCCATACATGAACCAAGAGGCGGGCGACCACAGGTTTTGGCTAGACCAATGCTATTTTTATGTGACCCACAGCACGGCGATTTATGTGCTGGGCATTGATGGTTGGACTGAATCAACTGGGGTTCGCTGGGAAGTTGAAACCGCTTTTGCCTGGAAAATCCCTGTATTTTTAGTCAATCCAAATACCTACGAATTAAAAGAAATCCTCAAGGATGAGTGGGGCTACTGCGAATGACAGAAGAAAATCCAAAACAAGCCTGTGGCCGCGCTAAGGCCTCTATGTCCAGTGTTCCCCCGAGGGTGCTCATGGAGCTTGGAATCGGTATGGGCGAGGGTGCGATTAAATACGGCCCTTATAATTTCAGAGATACGACAATCGTAGAATCTGATTATTATGACGCTCTGATGAGGCATATATTCAGTTACTGGGAGGGCGAAAACACCGACCCAGACAGCGGCCTTTCTCATATAACCAAAGCAATAGCGACTCTGGTGGTCTGGCGCGACGCTATGATAGGCGGCAATACTCAGGATGACCGGCCGGAGATTAAATCCCCTGATGGCTGGATGGATGAGCTGAACACAATCATGCAAGAAGTTCGGAAAAGGCTGCAAAAGAATGAGTGATGGAATCAAATTTATAGCTGAAAGCAACCGAATTGAAGGAATTGTCCGAGAGCCTACCGATTCAGAAATTAATGAGTTCATGCGCTTCATGGCCCTTGATGCTTTATGCGTGGCAGATGTCGAGGCCTTTGTTAAGGTATATCAACCAAATGCGCGACTTCGAGATCAGCATGGTCTTAATGTTACCGTGGGCAATCACTTTCCACCAGCCGGCGCACCCTATATCCGCAAAGCTTTGAATGACCTGCTCTATCGGATTAATCAAGAGGAAATCAATTCTTTCGAGGCCCACGTAGAATACGAAACCTTTCATCCTTTTACTGATGGAAACGGGCGCTCTGGCCGCATGATATGGGCATGGATGGAAACAGACTTACGCCTTGGCTTTCTTCATAAGTTTTATTATCAAACGTTAGATGCGCAGCGCCCGAATACATAAAATGCAGATTATGCGTATTCTTGCTATATCGGCATAACAATCGGCAATAATGCTCAGTATAATGAACACAAACCCATGTAATGACCAATATAATGAACATTATAACATCGGCACCTTTCGGGCTTTAATGTATCACTTATGACGCTTTAAGGCACTTTATGTGGGTTAAGGTGTCATATATGGCGCTTTGTGGAGCTTAAAAGCCAAAGGGGTGACGCAGCTCCCGCTTTCTGCTATGCTATCCATATGAAAGCGTTGTTGTTTATAACTTTCGTTCTTGTATCCAACCCCTCAATAGTGCTGACCAAAGTTCTTCCCCAAAAAGATATGATAGTATGTTCAATGCAAGAAGGCATGCTCAACCAGCCGTATACAGGTTATATGGAGCGCGGACAGCCCCCAGAAATAACGGAGATACTTGGCCACGAATATATTTTCGGCAGAGCCAGTTGTAGGGATTTAAATGAACACCCGCTGTAAGAAGTTTCAGAACCAGCCCCTTGATGATCAAATCGACGATATCTTTATTTACCTGCGCACCCAGATACGGGAGTGCCGCTCTCAGGAAGAAATATTTTCTTCCAGTATTAGCTTGCAAAAGATTACCAATTTGCTACAAAGGCGTGCGGAGGATTTAGATATCTTCTTTGATACTTGAGCGGGGGGTAAATGCCGACATCACATTTTTTTTGGATATGTATTTATATGATTGCTGGGTCAGCAATGGTTATTACCCTTGTTCATAAAGAGTATAAAAAGCTAGATGATTTTAAACCCCAATACGAAATAGCTATTTGTGAAGCGCAGGCAGCTATTGACGGGATTATCGAATGGCAATGTAAGAAAGGATATAAAAAATGAGAAAAAGTATAGCTAAAGAAGCCACTAAACCGCAGCTGCTCAAGTATATTGACGACTTGGTGGTCAAGATTGAGGGGCTGGAACAGGATTATTCCAAATATTATGTGGTCTGGGATGATGGTGAAGTGATCCCATGCAACGATTTTGCAGAAGTTGAGAAAACCGTCGGGCAAGTTGAGCTGGAGCATTTAAACAAACAGTCCGTAATCAAGGGCAAGAAATTAGATTTCTGCCTGTCCCTAGAGGAAGCGGCTTAATTGCACATGCAATAAAAGATCACATAAATTGCAGGAGCAATTAATCATGGGAAAACGATCTGACTTTAAACGTAGAAAAAACGATGCGTATGATACGCCCTATAAGGCAGTGCTGCCTCTGATTCCATATTTGATTCCAGAATCAACATACGTTGAGCCATGCGCGGGCAAGCTTCAGTTAGTAGGCCACCTAGACGGAGAGGGGTTTCAATGCGTAGAGGCTTTCGACATCAAGCCGCGCGCCAAAAGAATTATCAAAATGGATGCGTTGAATATTCAAAGAGATCAAATAAATGGCGCAGATTATATTATTACGAATCCCGCGTGGACTCGACAGCTACTACACCCAATGATCACAAGGTTTAGAAAATTAACAACCACTTGGCTCTTATTTGACGCGGACTGGGCACACACGAAGCAAGCCACGCCCTATCTTCCTTACTGCTCCATGATCGTTAGCGTTGGGCGGATTTCATGGATGGAAAACGGGGTATCTGGGAAGGACAATTGCGCATGGTATAGGTTTGGACTCGATAAAACAGAAACAATTTTTAAAGGAAGATAATTATTTCTTGCACTATAAATCAAAAGGCTATATGAAGTAGCCATTCATTAAAACCTTGGAGGAATAAATGACTAATTGCACATGCGGAAAATCAGAGCTAACGCCCCGCGAGGGCGATGTGCTGGCTATGTTAAAAAAAGGCGACACCAACAAAGAAATTGCCGACGCTTTAGGCTTGCAGGTGGTAACCATCAAGCTCCATGTTCGAGGGATAATGCGGAAGTTTAATGCAAAAAATAGAACGCATGCTGTTGTAATGGCGCTGGCCAACGATAATAAAAAAGCACAGGAGGCTGCGTAATAGAATATTAACCTGAATTTAATTTCCTATTGATAAACTATATATATAGGAAATAGTAAAACACCTATCAAACGGGAGAATCATAATGGCACAAGCTAAATTAAAAGAAGAGGCACCAGTTGAAGAATCTAAAACGCTGGTTGTTGTAAACGAAATAAACGCAATACAGGTTTTTTCGGAAAATGGCTTAGACCCCATAATGGACGCTATCGAAGCTGAGGCGGAAAAGGTTGGCCAAGATATATCAACCGATAAAAACCGCAAAGCTATTATCTCGATGGCGCGAAAAGTTGCTAGTTCCAAAATTGTTCTGGAGAACGAAGCTAAAGCGTTAACCCAAGGCTGGCGCGACCAGACCGATCAAGTAAATTCTGAAAAGAAACGGATGCTGGAACGCATGGATGATTTGAGGGATAAGATTCGCAAGCCCGTAACTGACTGGGAAGAAACAGATAAGCTGCGTATCGAGAATCATAAGAACTCCATTGCTAAAATTGAAGCATTGCTGGAATTTGACCCCAGCATTGAGATTACAGCTGATGTCATTAGGGACCGAATTAAAACCCTTGAAGAGGGACAATCCCGTGAATGGGAAGAGTTTGAAACCGCAGCTGGGACCGTCAGGATTCAGACCCTTAATGCCCTAAAAGAACAGCTGGACACAAAGATTAAATATGACGCTGACCAAGCTGAGCTTGAGAAACTGCGCAAAGAAAAAGAAGTCCGCGAGCAAAAAGAACGGGACGATGCCATAGCGAAAGAGGCAGCTGATAAAGCTAAAGCTGATGCTGAGGAGAAAGCCCGCATGGAAGCAGAAAAAAAACAACAGGAGGCTGATGAAAAAGCGGCGAAGTTGCACAGGGAAAAACAGGCAGAAAAAGAACGCGCTGAAAAAGCGGAGCAGGATACAAAAGATGCTGAAGCCGCAACTGCCAAGGCGAAGGCTGACAAAAAAGCAGCTGAGCAAAAAGCCGAGGAAGATGCTAAAGCGGCAAAAATAGCGGCAAAGAAACAGGCTGATGATGCTGTAAAGGCAGAGCAGGAGCGGGTTGCAGAAGATGAAAGAACGGCAAAAATAGAAGCAGATAAGCGCGAGGCCGACCTGAATCATACGAAAAAAATTAACAATGATATATTAAAAGCTCTTACAAAGGGCGGGGTTTCAGAGGATGTTGGTAAGCTGGTTATTACGCTTGCTGCTCAAGGAAAATTGCCCCACATTAGGATTACATATTAAGAATTACTGACCTGCTCTTCCTGATAGACGGGTCGAACTAGGGCTAGCCCGCTTGTTTTTTTGTAAAGCAATAAGACGGTAAGGGGCGGGTTAGCCCATATTTTTGGAGGAAGAAATGCCAACATTCAGCATTAAAGCGCATATTGATATACCAAAGCCACCTAATTTCTTCAGATTGTCAGATTCCAAACAATCTATGTCTATCGCTGATTTTACAGACGAGGGACTCGAAGAGGTTGGAAGGCAATGGACAGAGAATCTTATAGAGAGCGCTCGACAAAAAAGAAAACAAAGGAAGCTGGGATGATTAAAAATACCAAGGCAGTGTTTCGGATATACCGTAATGAAAAATGCTCCGTATCATATACTATCAATGGACATCAACTAGTGACTTGTTCTTATATCGGGGTTTTGCCTGTTTCGATTATTTGGGGGTTTTGTAAGGGAGGATTCAATGGCATTAAAAAGTAAACCGATTCTATTTTCTGGGCCTATGGTGCGAGCTATCTTTGAAGGAAGGAAATTTGTAACTAGGAGGATTATCAAACCCCAGCCAGAATTTGAATCTGGATATGAAGCGCCCCACGAACACCAAGTTGGCGTAATGTGGAAGAGCGACGAAGCTCATTTGATTGATGATTTTGTAAAGATGTCTCCATATGGCAAGCGGGGCGATCTTTTGTGGGTTCGGGAGAATTGCGCTTATGGCAATCAACTTGAGGCCTGCAATGACTTAGTCCTTTATGCTGCAGATTACGACAGGGAAGTTTCATGGCGATGGAAGCCATCTATTCATATGCATCGCTGGGCCTCCAGAATAACCTTAGTGATTAAAGATATTCGGGTTGAGCGACTGCAAGATATTTCAGAAGAGGACGCTAAATTCGAAGGGGTTTTTACTGATGACCAAAGGCCAGAAGAGCACGATTATAAGAACAACTCAATTCTTTGCACTAGATGTGCAGGAACTGGACTGCATAATGATGTCGGCCCTAATCTTGGCGTCATCTTTGATGTTGATTGCACTAAATGCGATACAAATAAGAAGAAATTTAAAAATCTGTGGGGCGCTATTAATGGATTTGAAAGTTGGGACACAAACCCGTGGTTATGGGTGGTAGATTTCATGCCTTATCAATGCAATATAGACGAATATATGAAAAAGGCGGCTTAAAATGGTTAAAAGAAACTTTCCCCAAGGAGTAGCGCTGGTTAAGAAAACTGGCAAATACTCAGCTAAGATTCAATTAAATAAAAAGCGGATGACTATAGGTCGCTTCGATACCCCAGAGGAAGCGGGGCAAGCATACCAAGACAAAGCTAAAGAGTTAGGAATAACGCTGCCTCGCAGACCTCAGGGCGCAAGAATTAAAGGGACGACTCTGCAAAATGTTATAGATGTTCTTCAGCAAAACGCAGAAACATTCCGTTGGTATGAGGAGCTGCACAGGGCAAAACCAGACCATGAGAAAGCTGACCGAAACAGGGATCTGGCTATGATGAATGAAAAGACTCTGGCTTTGTTAAGGGAGGTTTGATGCGTACCATCAGACAAAAGAATCCAGGAGATTGTGCGGTTTGTGCATTAGCAATGTATCTGGGCTTGTCTTATCTGGAAATGATCCTAGCTTTCGGTTATGTCTGTGACAAAATAGCTAAGATTCAAGGCGGCGGCCTGAATACAGATGATATGAGAATCATTATCAGGGCATATACAGGAGAAGCCCCGTTAGTTGTGACATCCAGAATTGACCCATTTCATGATAGACGAGACGATATGATGGCGTTAATCCAAGGGAAAAAAGCTATTCTATGCGCCCCGTCTTTGAACGTTGAAGGTGTTGGACATGCCGTTTATTGGAACGGATCCAAAGTATTCGACCCATCCAAAAAGAAACGATTTACGAAAAAGACAATTAACCCATATGAGATAATTTTTTAGGCCCAACGATGGAAATAACAGCAGTATCAGATATTTTAAATGCCGCCAAGGTTCCTGACACCTTAAAACCCCAGACCTTTGGCGACTGGCAAATAAGAAGACTTAACTTACCGCTCTATCAACATCATTTTTACGGTCGGACAAAATACACTGCACTGATAAAATATGTGAAATCAGCCAACGAGGAGCATGTTTGGGCCAAGATGCACTTGGCAAGGGATGACGGCGCAATTCCTGATGTTGTCATGGACGATAGCCCCCAAGAATTAAAGCAACATTTGCCTATATGGATGAACGCAAAAGGTCATGTATTAAAGACTGGGCTTGGTCTTGGTTGCGTCGTTCGGGGGTTGCTAACCATCCCAGAGGTTACAAAAATCTCTGTTATCGAAATTGATAAAGACATCATAGACATAGTCGGCGCTGAGTTTGCAGGTAATAATAAGGTAGAAATACATCACGGCGATGCCCTGAGCTTTGACTTAAATCTTCTGGATGATGTGGACTATGCTTGGCATGATATATGGGTGCCAGAAAACGAGGGCTTGCAATTAGAGCACGGCAAACTGCTATTGAAATATAAGGATAAATGCGCGACACAAGGCGCTTGGAAATTTCCAAGGGATATGAAGCGACTCGCTTCCCAAAAAATGGCATTAATAGGGTGATGTTTTAATGAAATATAAATATAAGGTCATCTTGAGCTATAAATATTATATCGAAAAGGAAGTCACGGTTGTTGTAGAAAGGCCGCTCGTAGATCACGAATCCGACGAAGAAAAAGCCCATAATGAAGCGACGGATTTAGCTATGCGCCAGAATTCGACCCCATCTTCATGGGATGCAGAGCATTATGAAACAACCGTTGAGCATGCTGAATTAATCAGCGCCGAACCAGCAGAGGGGGAGGAGCCGATTCCTATCAGATGTGACAAAACTTTGGACATGGGTATTTAGGGGCTTTTTTATAAAGGGATTAAGTTTGCATAATTAGTCAAATTGTTATATAAAACCCTACAAATACATCAAAAGGAGACTGTGTGTTAGTAATTATTACATGCTCTGCTTGTGGCGGGCAAAAAGAGAAAGAAAGAGGACAGGTTAATCGCACGCTTCGTTCCGGGGGCAGGCTCTATTGTGGCCTAGCATGCGCTGGAGTTGGAAAGAGGGTTGTAAGAAGTGCTGCGGCCCAGAAAGCAATAAAGCGCTTATATGATCTCGAATATAACAGAAAAAATAGCGATGTTAGATGTAAGCAACGGGCTGAGTGGTTTCAAAAAACATACGATCCAGAAAAAGCAAAAATAGAGCGGGAAACAAAGAAAAAAGAAAAGCCCGAACTAGAAGCCAAAAGAAGAGAATATATGAAGTCCAAACAATATAGAGGACAAAAAAAGAAATATGATCGCCGTTATAGAGCTTATAAAACATACGGCAAAGCTTGGGGCGAATGTATGGCTCTGACCTTAGATATAAGGGATGAGTGTTTAACCAGGATGTCTGATTATCAAATTAGGAAGGCAAATGGAACTTTAAGTAAATCACAACAAAGGAGAAAAGACTATGAAAGACTTAACAGCAACAAATCTGAAAACTGCCCTATGGGAAACGCTTAACGGTATTAAAGACGAAAAGGTCCAGCCTTCTGAGGGTGACGCTATTGCTACGCAAGCTAGGGAAATCATGCGAACTATAAATACTCAGCTTCGAATCGTGCAGCAAGGAAAGCGCAATGTTCCTACTGAATTAATAGATTTTGCCGAAGGGTAAATTTGAAGGGGTTAAGCTATTGATAATGTTGGGGGAAATGACACTATAATTTCAGTGCCCAAAGAGAAATCTATTTGGCCAAGGCCAAAAAAGGTGCTAATATGGCATATATTTGGGCAATTAAGAGATTGAAATGGAAACAAAAAAACCTACTATAAGAAAACCGCGCGGACGGAAAATCAAGCCTAGGGAGCGTCCTAAGCCCGAAGCCCCGCAACCCCTTAGAAAACCAAGGAGATTTGGCTATATGCGTGTTTCTACAGTGAAGCAGGATATGGCTCTTCAAATCGAAGCTATGTTTGAGCTCGGAATTGCATGGGACGATATTTATGCAGACACCCTAAGCGGGAAAAAAGTGAACCGGAAATGGAGGGATGCTTGTTTGCAAGTCCTTGTCGAAGGCGACACTTTATGCGTGTGGAAAATTGATAGATTTTCAAGATCGCTCAATGACTTTACCAACAAGCTTTGTTATTTGGACGGGAAGGGCGTTATCTTCAAAAGCATCACCCAGGAATTTGATACATCGACACCAGCTGGTCGGCTGATGATGCAAATGATTGGCGCTTTCGCAGAATTTGAAAGCGAAATGATACGAGAGAGAGTCACGGCTGGAATACAGGCGAAGATATCAGAGGGTAACGTCAGGTGGGGAAGGCAGCCCGCCGTTGATTATGATGAGGAGGAGATTAAAAAAATGCTGCGGCAAAAAATACCTCATAGGACAATCGCCGCCGAAATAGGCGTTTCCAAAGGCACAGTGGGAAATGTAAACAAAAAAATGAAAGGAATTAAGAAATGAAACCAACGACATTTGTAGGACAAACGAGAATATTGGGTGCCCCGAGCAATTGGGATGCTGATAAAATGGGTAGGTGCGAAGGATTGCCGGTAGCTTCTGATCATGCCTGTATTTATTCTCAATGGAGTTTTAATTGGTCAGACCGTTTAAAAATACTATTCGGGAAAAAATTACTCCTAACAGTTCATGCAAGAGATATGTCCCCTGTGGCAATGGGAATAGCTGAATACGAACCTGTTCTTCAAAGAAGTGATGGGATACCGAGACCAAGCGGGCCGCCACATCATAGGCCGTGCGGATAGGCACAAGCTGTTCAATAGAATTTCAATGATAACTTAATAAAATATTAACTAATTATTGATAGTATTAAGTATAGGGAGTAGGACAATGGGACTTAATTTCAATGATATACGTCAGTTCACAAAAGATGCGCCCTATCAAGTAGACGTATCTTGGGGTTATTTGGAATGGCAATTAGATAAGTACAGGGATAGAGGGGAGTCTGGTGGTCTTGAGCTTGACCCTGATTATCAGAGGGGGCATGTGTGGAGCGAAGAGCAGCAAATAAGGTATGTCGAATATAGACTGAGGGGTGGGAAAGCGGCTAGTGAGCTTTACTTTAATGGGGAAGGCTTTACGCAGGGAAAAGCATGTATTGTTGAGTTAGTGGACGGTAAACAAAGGCTACAGGCCGCTAGAAAATTCTTGAACAATGAAATTAAAGCCTTTGGTTATTATCACCGGGATATTAACGGTTTTCACGGGATGCACTCGGTCTTTAGGTTTTATATAAACGACCTGAAAACTAGAGCAGAGGTGCTTCAGTGGTATTTAGACTTGAATACTGGCGGGGTAGTCCACACGACTGATGAGATAGAAAAAGTTAAAGCCCTGCTTACAAAGGAGCAAGGTAGTGCGTAAAGAAATCATCGGAGATTGCACGCTTTATCTGGGCGATTCTTTGGATATCGTATCCGGGTTATCTGGGTTTGATGTTTTAATAACCGACCCACCTTATGGCGTTAATGGCGGGAGCGGGACCATAGGCAAGGCCAGCAAGAAAACTAAATATGACGCCGATTTCCCAGACACCCCAGAATATATAGAAAAAGTTTGCTCACAGGTTGTGCGACTTTGCATTGATAAATGCGGGAGAGCCGCAGTCACTACTGGCACAAGGAATATGTTCAAATATCCTGAGCCCACAGATATCGGAGGATTTACAAATCCGGCCGGATCTGGGTTGTCGCACTGGGGAATGGTGACATTTCAACCGATTTTGTTTTATGGAAGGGATCCGCGAGTGGGGAAAACCATATCACCAATGACGCACCCGCTTTATTCCGGAAGACAAGATATCGATCACCCCTGCCCCAAGCCCTTAAAAGAATGGACTTGGCTTGTTCATAAAGCTTCTTTAGCGGGGGAAACCGTGATTGACCCCTTTATGGGAAGCGGCACAACGGGGGTTTCTTGCGTAAAGCTAGGTAGGAAATTTATTGGCATTGAATTAGACGAAAAATACTTTGATCTGGCTTGTTCTCGTATTGCTGAGTCTAGGCGCCAGCCCGACTTATTCCCACCTAAATCTAAAAAGGTAAAGCAACAATCTTTTTTATAGGCCCGAATCCCGTTACCATAGGGCAATGGTTTGTAAATCGGGCAAAAAAGTTTATTCAGAAAAAGCTGCCAAAAAGGCGGCATTTAAGTTCGGGAAACGCAAAAGTACACATATTACCCCATATCTTTGCACCCATTGCGGGGACTTTCATTTATCATCTATGAAGGACGCCTCGGACTTTACCAAACCCAAAAAAGTATATAAACGGAAAACTAGATTTCAAACCTTTTAATGATTCGCCGAATCACAGTAAAGTTTTTATATGAGCATTCGATGGTGTTTATTAGAACAATTTTTTATGGCAGCTAATGGGATTACGTCTGGCAGTTAGTTTATTAATCGCCTACCTTATCTGGATGGCGATATTCTACCCTAAGTTAATATGGATGATGATTACTTTATGAAGGTGCGAAATGGCGGAAAAGAAAACAACGAAGACTGCTAAGCCCGCAAAGGTAAAGCTTGAAGACCTTGAGCTTGAGATTGTATATCAGAAACCAGCGGACCTAATTCCCTACGCAAATAATGCGAAGCTGCATCCCGATGAACAGGTTAATCAAATAGCAGCCAGTATCCGTGAGTTTGGCTTCCTGGCACCCATTCTTATAGATGGCGAAAATGGTATCGTGGCCGGCCACGGCAGATTAATGGCGAGCTTTAAGCTGAAATTAAAAAAGGTTCCTACCATTGAAATATCGCATTTAACCGAGCCTCAGAAAAAAGCTTATATCATCGCTGACAACAAACTGACCATGAACAGCGATTATGATATGGAAATCTTGGGTAACGAGATGCATTTTTTAAACGACTTGGATTTCGACCTGTCCTTGACTGGTTTTGAAGGCGATGAACTGGAAGAGTTATTTTTGAACGCGGACGATTTAGGCGCAATGGAAGGCGAGGACGATGTTCCGGAGCCGCCGGAAACCCCAGTTAGCAAGCTGGGCGATATATGGCAACTAGGAGATCATAGGCTTATGTGCGGGGATAGCACAGATGCGGGAACGGTTGCGCTGCTGATGGATGGTAATAAAGCTGATATGGTTTTTACTGACCCGCCCTATGGGATGAGTTATGGCGGCGGCCGGGCTAGGGGTAACCACTCGCTAGATAAAAAAACTGGTGGCGTAAAAATAAAAGCCCACGGCATGATTAAAAATGATGATCTAAAGGGAGATGATTTATCTCAATTAATTAAAGAATCAATAGGGCATGCATTTACGAATAAGAAACAGGGCGGCGCTGCTTATATATGCCTTACCTGGCGTAGTTATGCAGAATTTGAATGGGCGCTGGATTGTCTGGGTGTAGAGATCAAAGGATGTATTGTTTGGAATAAAAAATCCATAGGCCTTGGTAATAGTAAATATAGACCACAACATGAATTTATATTTTATATTGATGGTCAATGGTATGGCGATAAATCACAGGCTGATGTATGGGAAATGAGCAGAGGGGCGACCGGCGAATACCTCCATCCAACACAGAAGCCAATAGAGTTAATAGAAAAGGCGCTGTTAAATTCCAGCAAGAGCGGGGATGGTATTATTGATCTATTCGGCGGCTATGGCTCTACTCTAATCGCCTGCGAGAAAACAAATCGCAGTTGTTTTATGATGGAATTGGACCCTCATTATATTTCAGTGATTATAGAAAGGTGGCAGAATTTTACTGGCAAAGAAGCCGTTAGATCGGATGGCAAGACTTACAGTGAGCTTAAAAAATGATGTGGTGGGCGCTTGCAGGTGGGATTTTGTATAGGTGGCGGGGCCACAGCTCTGACTATAAGAAGTTTTTCCCGAGGCCGTTCAACCAGATAGCATTTGCTTTCCCTTATGCTTGGGTTGCCTATCAAGAGGTGGGATACTGGGCAATATTGGTATTGATATTCACCACACTGGGCGTATTAACTGGGCATGGTCGGGGCTTTAATAATGATACATTGCAAGGCGACCCCGAAACATTGGAATGGCCTATTTCCTGGATGCAGCTATATGTGCCGTTGAAGTTCTATAAATTTATGATAATGGTCGTGACTGGATTGGCGGTTTCTCTTCCGGCCGGACTGGCCACCCTTAATCCTGTCTTAGCATTATCAGGAGCACTGAAAGGCGTGGCTTATTATGTAACCCGAGATACCAGAGTCGGGGAATTTTTTACAGGCTGTTTCCTGTGGGGCGCTTTGGGGGTTTATATTAAAGTTTTATAGAAACTGGTACAATCAGTTTAAGAAAGTGCATATATGCAGTGTATATCACTGCAAATCGAGGATAATGTAAACTGATGGTACTGGAGATGACAAGACAAGAAAAGATTGATAATTTTCTGCCTGTTAAGCGGAAGAACTTCGATAACCGTAGAAAGCTTCGTAGGTGCATGGAGAGGCAACAATGCATATGTCCTTACTGTGAGCGGGAAATGTACTTCCGAGGGCAGCAACTTAAGCCAGTTGCGACGGTAGACCATGTAATCCCTTTGTCCAAGGGCGGGACAAATAGCATAGATAATATGGTAGCTTGCTGCACGGGCTGTAATACAGCAAAGGGTAGCATGAGCGTTAAAGAATTTATGGAGAGTCGTAATGGCGGATAAGAAAGCAAAGAACGGGAAGCAAGGCGAGGGCGGGGGACGCCCCACAGTTATGACCCCCGAGGTTGTCCAGAAACTTGAGCAGGCATTTTGTAGCGATATGACAGACCTAGAAGCCTGTCTTTATGCGGGAATATCGAAGGCGACCCTCCATACATACCAGAACGCTAACCCGAAGTTTAAAGACCGAAAAGAGCTATTAAAAAACACCCTGTCCCTGAAAGCCAAGACCAGAGTGGCGAAGGAGATAAACGCAGGCGATTTAGAGACCGCCCAGTGGTGGCTTGAAAGGCGCAGAAAGAAAGAGTTTAACAAGAAAATAAACCTAGATCACACATCTGGCGATGAGCCAATGGCCCCTGTATTTTTGGCAAAAGAGCGTGACTTATAAACCAACCGACAGACAAGACGAAGCCACCGACCTTCTAATAAATGATGTTAGAAATACCCTACTCTACGGAGGAAGTCGCAGTGGGAAAACATTCCTATTCTGTAGGGCTTTAGCTGGTCGCGCTATCCTCGGGGAAGGCTCCCGCCATGTAATTCTCCGGAAAGCATTTAACCATGTGAAAACATCGATCTGGATGGATACACTGCCTAAAGTTATGGAGATTTGCTTTCCACATGAGCGAGTCCATTGGAACAGATCTGACTTCCTATTGCAGTTCTATAGAAACGATTCCGAGATATGGATAGGCGGACTTGATGACAAAGAGCGGGTGGACAAAATCCTCGGGAAAGAATACGCCACGATTTATTACAATGAGGCCTCGCAGCTGACCTACGACTCTTTCACCACAGCCCAGACCCGATTAGCTCAGAAAACCAGCCTGCTTAATAAAACCTATGTGGATTGCAACCCGCCACCAAAATTGCACTGGCTTTATAAAGTATTTTTTGAAGGGGTTGATCCAAACACAAAAGAAAAGCTCCGCCGGCCGGAGAATTATCAAACCATGCTTATGAATCCGATTGATAATTTAATTAATATCGATCCTGAATATCTAGAAACATTGAAAGATTTACCCAAAAGGCAGCGTGACCGTTTCCTCCATGGCCTATTCCTGGATTCATTTGAAGGGGCTTTGTGGAACATCGACATGATTAAATATGAGCGCATTCCTTTCGAGGAGGCCATTGAGCAGTGCGTTAAATTAATAGTAGCCATTGATCCGGCCGTCACCGCAAATGCCACCAGCGATGAAACAGGGATAGTGGTTGTAGGGAAGCGTCTGGATGGAACATTTCTGGTCATTGCTGACTATTCCGGACAGCACACAGCGGCGACATGGGCCAAGATTGCGGTCAATTTATACCACAAATACAAAGCCGATTATATTATCGGTGAAGTTAATAATGGTGGTGATTTGGTCGAAAGGTCTATAAAATTTGAAGATAAAAGTGTAAAGTTTAAACAGGTGCGTGCAACGCGCGGGAAATTTATTAGAGCGGAACCTATATCGGGACTTTATGAGCGTGACCTTGTTAGACACATTCAAGAATTTACTTTACTCGAAGATCAGATGTGTCAATTTGTCCCAGAAGATATGGTCGGTTCACCAGATAGGCTTGACGCATTAGTATGGGGACTGACAGAATTGGCTGACGCACAAGAGATTGTAATAAGGATTCGTTAATGTATGAAATAGCAAAATCTTTCGACATGGGCATGCCAGTTAAATACCCTATGCAGACAAAGAATTTTTTATCAGGAGATGGCAGCGGGTCATTTATCAACCATCTGTTAAATAATAATCATTTCGACCTTTCCGCCCATATGCAGCTCCACTTATTCAAAAGAACCGCGCCGCTGTTTAATGCCATAGATATTATCACGGAAGAAATCGGAGCTATTAAACCCATTATCTGGGATAGGGTAGAAGAGAAGCCCGTTAGGGAAAGCGCTGTTCTGGATTTATTGAACAACCCTAATCCCCAGACTTCTGGCCCTGAATTCTTACAACAGATGGCTTCATATTTTCTGATAACAGGGAATAATTTTCTATTGGGGACAGGGGGCATATCCCGTCCGCCGCTTGAATTAATGAACATATCACCCAGCCGGATCAACCCTCGCCCCCATGCTGAGGATTCTTTTGTTGGTAGTTATATACTAAATACTTCTCGGACTCAGATAACGTTTACCCGCGTAGAAGAAAATCGGGAGTTCCGGTTTATTAATAGTGATGACAAAGAGATGTGGCAGTCCAAAACATTCAATCCAAATCAAGACTTTAATAGCTTTTTCGGGCTATCGAAGCTTATGCCGATCTTTTTCGAGATCGAGCAATATAACGAAAGTTCCGTTCATAACCTAGCCCTGCTTAGAAATGGCGCAACTGTCAAAGGCATTCTCAGCACAGAGGGGAATTTAACCGATGACCAATATGCCCGATTAGAGGAAGAATTAAACAATCATCACAGCGGATCCGAAAACGCTGGCCGTCCAATGATTACCGAGGGTGGGCTAAAATGGGAGAATATGGCGGAATCCTTGAAAGATATGGATTTCTTAAATCTTAGAAAGGATTCCCGTAACAGCATATTTAATACCCTGCGCATTCCATTGCCGCTAGTGACCCCGGATAAAATGACCCTATCGAACATGGATTCGGCCAGGGTGATTTTGTATGACAACGCCGTGCTGCCTTTGTATAATAGGTTGCTGGCTGACCTGACTTCGTTCTTGTTCCCGCGCTTCGATATAGATACAAAGCGGTTTGCATTATCATTTATTGAGCAGGATATTCCTGCGCTTGCGGAGAGATTCCTAGCCAACACAGAGCGCCTAGCTAAGATAGGCGCCTATTCTCACAATGAATTAAGATCTGAACTAGGTAAAGGAGAAATTGAAAATGGAGATACAGTCTATATCCCTCTCAACCTTATTCCTTTGGGCGACGACCTTGATACCTCAGACCAAAGCCCGGAAGATACTGCAAAGCAGCTGGAAATGTTCGAGCGCTTCCTTAAGGCAAAAACAGACGGAAATGGCGATCGTATATATTCTGATGCACAGATAGAGGACATGGCAAAAGAACATGGCCTTATTGAATAGGGGGCAGGATGCCAGAACAATATATATGGTTAACTATATTGGCAGGCTTGGCTTTAGGGATGTATTTACCAACAAAAGTCCCTAATTTGTTCAGTAGAGATCCAGATCATTGGATATGGCTGTTTGGTAGATACTGGCAGCCATTTAAAATTTATGGAACGATAGGGTTAATTTTTTTAATGGCGTTTGTAGCGACTTGCGTGGCCTTTGGTGGTCGAACTGTTTATTTAGCGTGGTTTTAAATGGCCTTATCAACTAGCCAGACAGAAGCGGAAAGACAGGCAGGAATTGACCTCGCTAAGAAAATGAAGCTGGAGATTGCTTTTGCTCGGGACATGCGCGGGTTCTTCAGGGATATCAGGCGGGACTTCACAGCGGTTTATATCTCCGCCGGCACGAACATCAGGGCGCAGGAGTACCAGCCCGACCTTGTAGCCATCCTTAGAAAGAATTATAGAAAAATAGCGCGGGCCTTTAGTGGCGGCTTATTCGACCAGATAAACAAAGCCTTTGAGGTTGAGTGCACAAAACAGGAAGAAGGAGAAGATGACGGCGCTTTGGCTATGACGGCTGCAGCTATTCTCGCTTTAGAGTCCCAGGCCGCTGAAATCACAAGGCGCAGGATAAACCAGCGGGCAAATCAGCAAGCGGGATTTATCCTCAGGACAACCCAGAATGAATATAATGCGGCATTAGCTGCTGCTGTTAGCGAATCCTTGATGACGGGGACGCTGCAAGACAGGGCAGGCACGGCGCGGAATGTTACCAATAGCTTAGTCGGGCGACAAAACGCCCGTGCTGATACCATCGCAACAACCGAAACAAACGGGGTCGCGGAACGCACCAAACAAACCGAGGCCAATGTTGTGGCCGCAAGTGCTGTCGCTATTGGGGGCGTTGTGGTTCGGGATAATACGGTTAAGGTCTGGAATGCTGTTTTGGATGAGCGGACAAGGATTTCCCATGCTTCTGCTGACGGGCAGGCTAAAAGTCTCAATGAACCTTTTGTCGTTGGCGGCCAGCGCCTGATGCATCCTAGCGATACATCGCTCGGGGCGTCAGCTGGAAATATAATTAATTGCCGCTGTTCCAGCCAGTTTATTCTGAGGCCTGCGGGTTAGGGTAACGGCTTACATAACATGATATTTTTTCGTAAATCTGAAATCATTTTTAGTATCGAAATTGCTCGTGATTTTTTGTCATGGGGTATCTCGTCAAGAATAAGGAAGCTATGCATAGCATCTAGAGTTTTTTCTAGACCTTCTAAATCAAAGTCGGTACCAAATAACGTAACCCTTGCCTCGGCTGCCTTTGCTGTTGGACCCAGACCATCAAAGAAGTCTTCTGCCGTAAGCCTTCTAAAACCTAGATTGCCTTCGCTGTCGCGCAGAACAACGGCTGGGTCGCCTTCTTGCATATCTTCAAGTATCTTTCCGTATTGGCCTGTCAGTTCACTTTCATCACTCATGCTGCTTTCCTTTCATATGCTATAGCTTGGACAATTGCGTGGAGCTCTGCTAATTCTTCCGTTAGCATACCTTCTCCGGTTGCTTGGCTACTACTTGTAAATTCCTTTGTAACAACATCGCCTTCCTTGCTGTGTAAACCTATCGTGCAATTCCATATAGGAGGCTCGCCATAAAAATGGTCTGCATATATACTAATATCCCACCCCTCCGGCCTGATGCTCTTTAATGCATCGCGGCTGCGGGTGTATTTATCGGCTCCTGTATGACAGTTGCCGCCATAAGTGCTATAGCCAACAAATCCCCAAAAGCCGTTTAGAAACTGAGGCTCCTTATCATTTAGCAAGCACCAAACCCTAGCATCTATCTCATCCAGTATGTCGGCGACATTGGCGTCGTTGACATCAACATTTTCTATTAGTTCTAATATCTTAGTACTGGGGTCACTCATGCTTCACCTTTATGTTTTTTGAGAGCTTCTCTGGAAATCTTCACTGCATGCGGCTCGTCAAAAGCGCTGTAGCTGCCATTTTTCTTTAGATACTCATTGGCGCTTTCATCCTCTTCACCAGCCAGTTTCTCCAAAGCCCACTGCATCTCTATGATAGTGGCTTGTTGTTCGTCCAGCTTATCAATTAAAATATTGATAGCATCGACCATATTTAAGCCGTTCGGAATCAGCAAACCGTAGGCCAGAAGTCTATTCTTTATTTTTGTCCATGGGTCGGTCATGGTGTTTTTCCCTCTATCGCATCATCAATTAGACTAATTGTTGCGAAAGCATCCTCAACTTTTGTGGCTGTTGAAGCATCGCTTCCTTGATAGTGGTTGTAGGCTTTAAGAACTTCTTTGATCTCGGCTATTTTTTCTGCATCAGTCATGTATCCCCCTTTGGTTAACGAGGCTGGCAGGGCGTTAATCCTACTGACTGTGTCACTCAGCCCCGCCATCTTCCTCTCCGTCGAGAGATGTCATGCTTGGGCATAGTCTCTTGAGCCTAGGCCATTACTGCCTAATCCTGTATGTGTGTCTACTTTCCACACCGCAGCCTCGGTAGATTTATATAGATGCCCGCCCGATAATGCCAGAAAAAAATATCAAATCTTTAATGAGGACAACATTAAAAATCAAGCTTCTTTACTTGACCAACTCAATATGAGATTATCAAATAGGATTTTACCGATAACATCTGCTCATAAATTCTTATAGGCAATGTTATCGACCCACTCACATATCAGGATATCATGAGCAGCAAAATCAAATACGATGAAATGCAGGACAGTTCCGAGAATGTGGAGCCAGCAAAAAAAGAGCTTTTGTATTTTAAAACAGAGCTTAAAGCATTGCATGATGATGATGACGAATTCTTTCATGTTGAAGGTTTGGCTTCTACATTCGGCAACATAGACCTTGGCAACGATATTATAGCCGAGGGTGCTTTTACTGACACCTTGCGGGATATGCGTCCTAAGTTCCTACACCAGCATAGGATGGCTGAATCATTGGGCGTTATTGATGAGGCCCAGGAGACCAAAAAAGGCTTGTTCATTAAAGCCCGCATGCCCAAAGACCTGCATTTAGCTAGGGAAACATTCAGTCGCTTAAAAATAGGCGCTATTGATAGCTTCTCCATCGGTTTCAGCGTTGACCAATTTTCCATGACGAACGCTGGCGTAAGAATTATTGAGAAATTAACTCTGTGGGAAGTGTCCCTTGTGACTCTCCCGATGAACCCAGAGGCAAGAGTCGCAAACTTCAAATCCAAAGAAGAAGTTGCAGATATCAAGACTATAAGAGATTTAGAACGGTGCTTGAGGGATTCAGGTGCTTTCTCTAAGGGCGCAATCGATCTGATTACGTCACGTTTCACAGTCAAGGCGGGGGATCCGCAAGACGACGCAGAAACAGAAACTGTTGAAGACCCAGCAATTAGAACGGGTTTTCTCTCATTAACCGATTCCATCAAAAACTTTACTGAAAGGGAATAAAATGGAAAAGAAAGACAAAAAGGACAACTCTGAGCACCAAAACCTGAGTCCCGAAGAAATAAAGGAATTTACTCAGGCTTGGGAAGAGCTCAAGTCCACACTCGAATCTAAAGACGCTGAATCAGCTGAGTCGCAAGAGAAGATTGCAAAGCTGGATAAGACTTTGGACGAGTATTCTGAAAAGCAGTCTGAGATGGTCAAGTCTATGACCGAAGCAGCTGAAGAAAAAGATGCGATTAAGGCCCATGTTGAAGAACTGGAAGCTAAGCTGACTCGCGTTGGTTCTGGCGACCCTGACGCTGAGAATGCAATTGCGGAAGCAAAGGCATATGAGAAATTCTTGCGCAAGGGTGATAGGGATCTTGACGAAGCTGAAATGAAGTTCCTTAGAACTGACAGCCAAGTTGAGGGCGGCTATCTTGCACCACCTGAGTATATCCAGGAGATTATCAAGAAAATCACTGAGATTTCTCCAATGCGGTCTGTTGCTCGTATGTCCACCACAAGCAGAAGCTATATTGAAGTTCCAAAGCGTGAAACTTTGATGCAAGCCAGCTTCCGTGGCGAGGGCGGCCAGATAGATGAATCCAACTCAACTTACGGGATCTTGAAAATTCCTGTGCATGCGTTGGATGCTATCACAGTTGCTACCACTCACATGCTTTCAGACGCAGCTTTCGACATTGCTGCTGAAATGGAATCTGACTGGTTGGAAAGCTCTGCTCAAGTTGAGGGCGACGCCTATCTGAACGGTGATCAGGTTGAAGAGCCAGAAGGTTTCTTAACTAACACCGACGTTCAGGAAGTTAACTCAACTGTGAGTGGCGACTTCGATACAGACGATTTCTTTTCGCTGCAAGGTGAGTTGAAAACGGGCTATAGCGGCACGTTCCTGCTTAACCGCAGAACCTTAGCTAAGACCCGCCAGAAGAAAGGCTCGGACGGTCAGTATCTGTTCGCAGTTGCTACAGAAAGCATGCCAGCCACTATTGGTGGCGACCCATTCGTTGTTATGAATGACATGCCTGACGTTGCAGTTGCCAGCACACCAATCGCTTATGGCGACTGGCGTCAAGGTTACTGGATTGTTGATAAGACCGATGTTGGGGTTCTTAGAGATCCGTTCACCTTTGGTGGTCAAGGTAAAGTTCGCTTTATCTTCACTCGCTGGACTGGTGGTAAGGTTCGTCTTGCTGAAGCTATCAAGAAGCTAAAAATCATAGCTTAATTAATTATGGCTCTAGCCACCCCTTAAAAGGTGGCTGGGGCTTACCGAATACAGACTACCTACTATTAAATTTGAACTGTAACTTAAAAAGAAGGAACCAATATCATGGCAGATAAAGACATGATCAGTGATATAGCTTCAGAAGTCGCTCTCGCTTCGCAGGATATTACCTCGAATACGACAACGGTTGGCGCTATTCACGATACACAAGGCTTTTGTTCAGCATCTTTTCTAATCGAAGCAGGCACAATCACAGACGGTGATTATGTTGTTAGAGTAGTTGAAGGTGAAGACCCAGGCTTATCCGATGGTGCAGACGCCGCAGCTGACAGGCTTTTGGGGGTTACGTCTTATGACAGCACTCAAACTGGCAAATCGCTTCGCACGGGCTATGTTGGTCACAAGCGTTTCATACGCCTTGAGATTGATTCAACCAATGTCACGACTGGCACAGCTGCTACAGATGCCAAGGCCGTGCTTGGTCATCCACAAGATGGTGCTGTTGCTAACCCATCTAACTAAGCGACTATCTATTGAAATCATTAGCGCCCTCAGTTATGCTGGGGGCGTTATTTCATTTAACTATTAATTACAGAGGGATATAGCTATGAGCCAGAAAGCAGTCAAATTCACTAAAGCATGTAAGTGGTCAGTCGGTAGAGAAATTAAGAATTTTGAGAAAGGTGACGTCTACCTTGCCAGTGCAGAGCTGGCCGAGCAAATGGTTACTCATAATTATGCTGAATATACAGACGAGAAAAAAGCTGTTAAAGTTGAAGAGAACAAGGCTATCGAATCTGCCGAAGAAAACAAAGAGGTTGAGGCAGAAGAAGCTGTTGAAGAAGAGGCCGCTCCCGAGGCTGAGGAAGAAGTAGAAGTTGAGATGACCTTGGAAGATGCGCCAGAAGCAGAAGAAGAGGTTAAACCAGAAGAAAAGCCCGCCACTAAGAAAAAAGGCAAAAAGAAGGGCAAAAAATCTTCTAAAAAATAAGGGTTAGAATATGCCAAGCTTTGGAACGAGAGGGAGATTCAGACATTCCATATCCACGGCTTGGGAATACGAAAAACTAACCGATAATAGCACCATCCTGCCCGTCGATCTAGCTGAGCTCAAGCTTTATATGAAGGTCGACGGGACCGCAGAAGATGCCCTTATCACAAGCATGCTGAAAGCCGCCGAGGACTGGTTCGAACGCTTTACCAACCAGACTCTTCTGACCATGCAATTCAAAACATTCCGTGATCACTTTGGCAATGCCCTGGAGCTTCGTAGGTCGCCGTTTGTTAGCCTGGACCTGATTGAATTTCTCAACAAGGGCGTATTAACCGGCGTGGACCTTACTGACCTGATAACCACCCGGCAACAACCATATAGGCAGATATCGGTCAAGGAAGAGGTGCAGCTTCCCTTTGATGTAGATATTCAAAGGTCAGCGGTAGAGATAACCTTCACAGCTGGATTCGGGGCGACGGAGGCGGCTATTCCTATAGGGATAAAGGAAATTCTGAAAAGTCTTACCTTATTCTATTATGAGAATCGCGGCGATTGTGGCGGACCTTGTGCCGCTGGCGACGATGGTGTCCCAGCCACGATTAAAGGCCGCGCCCAACAATATAAGAATATGAGAATCCATGTCGAACTGCGTTAAAATAAAGAAAAAGAATCGCAAAGTCTGCACTGGAGATTTGAGAGACCGAATCACCTTGCAGAATAGAACTATTCGCCCGGAAGAAATCGACTTCACAGAAGATTTCGACAATGACATTGAGGTCTGGGCAATGGTTGAAACAGCGCGCGGGCTGGATTCCTTTGATGGGGTCAATCTAGCGAACATAGTCACCCATAAAATATACATTCGTTTCCTTGCCGGCGTGACAGAAGAGACATGGATTCTGTTTGATGACCGCCGTTTTGACATCATGGACGTAGAAAACCTTGATGAACGCAAGACCTTTATGTTGCTAAGGTGCAAAGAGCGGGGTCAGAAAGATATTCCAGTGAATACTTTGTAGCTATGGGGCTGCCGCGTGCTTGAAGCAGTTAGTATCGGGAATAACAATGTCTGGGGTTTGATTCCCCACAGCCCCACCAAATAAATTTGCATATATAACCGATCTATCCTATAAAAGCTACGGGCTGCAGCGTGGAAGGACATGCAGAAGCAAGAACATATAATCGCTTGGTGTAATGATGCGTAGTTATGTTGTAAAGCTTGCGAAAACACCAGCAGGTTTCGAGTCCTGCCAGCCTTTAACAACTTGGGGGATAGATATGCCAGAAAATATTACCAAAGAATTCGTAAAAGAGATTCAGTCCGTTGTAAAGATTTTTGGGCTTGAGGATGTAGAGGCAGCTGGAATGCTGGCGGGCATAGCCGAGCAATATATGCAGCGGACGGGAGTCTCAAAGGTACAATATTACGCCGCCGCTTTAAAAAACTGTAAATAGAACAGGGGCTAGCATATCGTGAAAATTATCCTTAAACTAAAACACCGCTTCACTGGTCACAGATGGTACCCAGATGAAATAATAGGCTGGGTCCGCTGCTTATGTGGCGCTCGAATACCTGAGGTAAATCTATGGAAACAACTCAACAAGGAATAGAGATATGACGGAACTTGAGGAAGCTATAGGAAAAGACACTGACCTGTATAGGGGCATTGTATTGGAGGACGGCCGGGTATATGCCCAGATACCGGAGCATCGCTATAAAACGCTACTAGAAGCCGCCCGTAAACTAGCCGCAAATATAACACAAGACATTAAACAGGAGGATTGAGATGGATGATTTATCTGATGATTTTAAAACAGTGGGTATATGGCTGGGACACCAAGAACCTAAATCTGATATGGATATGGATATTGTTTCGTCCGTGGAAAATATATCCCGATATGCTTACGACACAATCAATCTCACCAATAAAAAACATAAATGTCCTGAGTGGGATTTTTTAGAGATAGATAAACATAGTCCTGAGTTTGGTTCTTGCTTGTGTTTTAAAAACATTGATATTGAAAAACTCAAAGAACAGGTATTACTGCATTTTCAGGGGAGTATTCTTGACAAGAGAAATAAAGGTGAAAACCCCTATAATCCACGTGGGGTTACCAAGTTGGGCGAGGAAAGGGGAATATTAATTTGCCATGTTATAGATTATTTGTGCGAACAAGATCATATTAAAACATCCCCAAATAACACAGAGGAGTAGGTAGATATGGATAATTTTTGGAAACAAACAATAACCGGAAGCAAGGGGAACTGTTTTTCTGCTAATTTGGCAACGGTACTTGATATGAACATCGACGATGTGCCAAATTTTGGACACATAACCAAGTCAGAAGATTTCTGGTCTGCGGTGAACGAGTTTCTGAACACAAAGGGTTACGGGGTATTTACAATTAGCTTTTCTCAGAAATGGCTCAAAAAACAGAAAGGTATGTTTCTAGTGGCAGGCAAAAGTCCGAGAGGGTTTCAGCACAGCGTTATATACGAAGGGGGTAAGATTATCCATGACCCGGCCCCCGAAGGCGGAGGTGTAGAGCCTAAATACATAGACATAATTTATCCCATATTTGAAAAGGAAAAACCCCATGACAGACCTTGAGAATGCTATCGGTAGAATAGAGGAAGCTTTTCAGGATTGTATAGATAATTACATTACCGTGATCGCCAACGACCAACAAACCCCTATAGAAGAGATAAAAGCAGACCCCGTTGTAAAAGGATGGTACGAAGCCCTAACACTCTGTAAGGGTATCAGGGATGCCGAACAACTAGCAATTGGAAGAAAATTAATGCACAAACGTAAAGAAGCCTTAAAGGAGATGGATGATGGCTAAATTAAGAAAGAAAATTAAATTTTAGTTAACTATTTAGTTATTAGAAACTCGTAAGTTATTGAAATATATATTAACTTAACAAGGAAATTAAGTGATGAAAAACGGCAAAACAATAATGACGGCTACAACGGATGAATACGATCCAGTTGAGATAAGGTTTGAGGTACCAAATATTGACGAAGACATGACTCTGACAAAGTTGCTTGGTATCATAGAGCGATTCCTTCGTGCCACAGGCTGGGGTTTTGACGGAACATTGCAGATAGTGAAACCAGAAACAAAAGGTAAGAAAAAATGAGCTGGGATGGACGGAGACATTTACCAATGAACAAGAGAATATGGTTGTTCATCAAGTGGGATATATTTATATATTGGCGCAGATGGTTGCTTGCCCCGCTTTTACGGCCTGTTAAGTGGCGTCTGGATATGTGTTATACTTGGATTTGTGACAAGCACCCAAAGGTAGCATATACGTTCGGTACAGGAACTGGGGCAATGGGAGAACTATATAATTTTGTATATGATTTCGCTGTGGTTTTATTATTTAAGGGCTATAAAAGAAAATGAGTGGAATATCATTTGAATTAACCAATGCATCCAAGCGAGTCATAGACCGCACGAAACATATGGACCGAGATATGCGGAAGAACATTCGCAAGGGCATGTTCTTCATGGGGAAGGATCTGGTAAAGACGGCACAAGCTAAAATACTCGATCAACCCAAAACAGGGCAGGTTCGGGTAATCAGGCGCGGGAAAACAAAGCGCAGGGTAAGGCATAGGGCATCAGCGCCAGGAGAAGCCCCTGCAAATCTATCTGGCGGATTGCGCCGCTCGATCGGGTTCAATATCCAAGGCCACTCACAACTGGAATTTGGCGGAGGCAAGGAAGGAAGCGACATTGTTTATGCGCGGCCTCTGGAATTAGGCAATCCACCCGGCGGTTTAAAAAAGCGGCCGTATCTGATACCGTCTATAAAAGAGAATTTTCGCAATATGTCTTTGCATCTTGAGAACAACATTAAAAAAGGCTTCAAGTTTTAATAAAGTTAGTAATTGCTAGTGGAAGGTAGTGGAAGGTAATGAAAGGCGCTGACGTCATCAAACATATGAAAGCAACCGTGCCGCTTTTAACCAACGATTTCAGCACGCAGCTTTCCGTTTCTTCTATGACTGTTGCAGGTACCACCGTTACTGTTAACACTACAGCTAGTCATTTATTAACCACAGGGGAGTTTGTCACGGTTTTAGGAGCCAAGGGGATTATCTCGGTTGATTCGATAACCCATGTTGATGGATTCGCGACCATTGATACAGATCAAGATCATGACGTTACCTTTAATGAGAATGTTGATACGATTATCCCGACAATAGAGATATCCGGGGCCAATGAAGCAGAATGGAACGGAACTTTTAATGTTGATTTGCCACCTCCTAACAGACAAACAATCAATATCAATGTCCCAGATACCAACACAACCCCCGCCACAGGCACAATTCTTTTATTCGATTTTGGCGATCGAGGCTTAAACGGTCAGCATCAAATCACTGTCACTGGGGCAACATCCTTCACTTATGAATTAGCCAGCGCACCAGACATTGAATCCACCATTGGCGGGACTATAACAATTCAAAAGGATGTCCGGATAACTGGAGCCATATCAGCGGACAGGGCTTTGAGGGCTTATACAAAGCAAACCGATATTGACCAGCTTTATGCTTTCATAGTTATAGGTGATACCACAGCAAGTAAGGATAGGAATATAAACTCAGACGCCACCGCCACCATTCAGGCAGGCGATGATTACAGGCAAAGAATAGTACAGGAAGTCGCTATAGTGGTTTTTGTGCCCTCTGTAGAAGATAATCGAGGGGCAAGGCTGGCACGCGATAACATGCAAGATCTTCGTGCTGTATTATTTCAATCGCTTTTGAACTTCAGATTCGACGACGGACTCTGCGAAAAAGAATTCTCTGGGCTGACCTTTATATCAGACGGGGTATTGGTTGATAATGACTCCTATTTTGTCCACCAGTTTCTTTTTGAAATCGTTAGTGATATTATTACAGGTGACGTTAATTTAGATATAAACGATGTAGCGTTCAGGGATATCGCGGTTGATTTCCTTCCTAACTTGCCTGATACTGATTTAACCGCTAATATTGATTTAGATGACGAGCCATTATAATGAAAACAATTAAAATAAAGTTGAACAGGGATATCGGTGGCCATAAGGCGGATCAGATAGTATCAGTCCCAGCCGACCAAAAGGGCGCTCCCCTTGACCGCTGGTGGCGCGCAAGATTAAAAGACAGCGAACTTGATAATTGCTGCGAAATAGTGAAAAATAAAAGAAAAGCTTCTGCAAAGTCAAAGCCTCAAAAGGAACCTAAAGAATGACAGTATCACAGCCAGACGTAACCATTAATATACTGCCCGCCCAGGAGCAGATTTCTAATGAAGAGCAAAGGGTGCTTGTAGTTGGGGTATTTGAAACATTTGCAGGCACAGCCGGTGCCTTGATCGAGAACTTCCCGAACGATGGCACAGAAGACGCTACATTCGGTCAGAATTCAGAGCTTGCGCAAATGATTAAGGCATTCAAGTCTATTAACGGTAATACCCGCCTTGATGTTATTCCTCTTGCCGCTGGTGCAGGTGCAAGCCCCGATGCCACTATTACCGTCACAGGAACAGCTACAGCCACTGGGACTCTTAGGATCAAGCTGGGCAACTTCATTGATGACATTGTCCTTAGCGTTGCCAGCGGCGCTTCAGCATCTACTGTGGCTGGTCAGATTGATACCGCCCTGGATGCAGTATCTAATTATAGTTCCGCTGAGGTATCTGAAGTTGTGACCTTGACTTATGATACAGCAGGCGTTGAATTCAATGAGCTTCCGCTGGTTATCACAAGCGATGTCACTGGTATTACATTGGCAACAACTGCCTTTACAGGAGGCACACTGACACCAACCCTTACCACTGTCTTTGATGTGCTGGCTGACCAAAGATACCAAACAGTTCTGTGGCCCTTCAGTTCAGACCTATCTACCCTGACAACCTTCCTTGATGCCCGCTTTAATGTCGTTAATGACGTTCTGGATGGCGTTGGCCTTGTTGGTAAGGTGGATACTTTCTCTAATCTGGAAACGGCTGCTAATGCCGAGAATTCCGAAAGCTTGGTCTTGCTGGGCGATAAGTTGGTTGTAGATCCAGCTAATCTGGTTGAAGGCGGCGCATTACAAGAGGCGCCTTATGTGGTTGCCTCTCTGGTGGGGGCAGCACGCTCTAAGCGCCTTACAGACGGCACCAACATCGCTAATTTGGTCATTACCCCATTTGGCGGGCGTGATCAGTTCGGCGGTCCTGCGCTTTCCACTCTTCCTTATTTCAACACCCCGTTTACTGCGCTGGATGTTATACCAATCAGTTTCACATTTACCCGTGAAGAGATTGAAGACCTGCAGACAGCTGGTGCTTCTGTTCTGTCCAATAACACAGCCAGAAACACAGTTATTCTGGGCGAGGTCGTCACCACAAAGAAAACAGACGCAGCTGCAAACCCTGAGAAAACATTCAAGTTCTTAAATGCTGTCGATGCAGCAAGCGTAGCCCGCGAGTTCTTCTTTAATAACCTTCGTGCTCGCTTCCGTCAAAGCAGGCTTGTAGAGGGTCCGATTCAACCAGGACGCTCCATGGCTAATCAGATTATAATCGAGACTGAGCTGGACAAGCTTTACACAGAGCTTTCCGGACCCGACTTTGTTGTAACCGAAGCAGGCGAGGCCGCCCTTCAATTTTTCAAGACTAACAGGACCGTAACTATTGATAAAATCAATGGTGCTGTAGCTATTGATATGCAAACTCCAATTGTAACTCAATTGCGAACAATCCTCGCTAACATGCAAATCGCATTTAGCATAACCTAAAAGGACTTAAGATATGGCTGGCGCTAAAAAAATAGTTGACCCACAAGTCGTCATTAACAACGACGCCGTTAAAGTTGTTCCAAACTCTGTGTCATACACAGAAGGTTTCGGAGAGCAAAAGAGTGAAGTGCAGTCAGCTGGCGGCGGCGTAACCGAAAAGGTTGATTCGCAAAATGTTGAAACAGCCCTCTCTACTGTTAAGATGTCCTTTTTTCCCACACTGGCAAACATCGAGCTTGCCAGAAGTCTAAAAGCTGGTGAAGCCGCTGTGATAGCCATTACAGACGGAGAAGGCTTTTCCAGGACGTTTATTTGTGCAACGTTAAATAACGATCCTGATATTAACCTTGGCAGCGACGAGCAAATTGATTTAGAATTTATGACACAACCTGCAACATAAATTTTAATCAAGAGGATCCAATGCAAGAATTTCAATATGACCTTACGGGGGGCTTTGAATATGCCCATGATGGCATGATGGTAGAAGCCAGCCATATCGTTTTAAAAGCCCCCACAGCCAATTATTCCAGATTTACAGCCAAGTTGAAGCAAGGCTTCTTTCAGGCCGTCAGGGACTTCGATACGGGCGCTGAACAACCAGAACCCAGCTCTTCTAAAAGCTCCATAAAAGGCGATGAGATTGTCGGCGCTATTATGATGAGCAAGACAGTTGATTTTGGACAATATACAGAAGATTTCAAAGACCTTATGTGCAAAGGAATTGCTCTGGTAGATGGTAAAGAGCCATTTAAACCAGCTTTATTTGAGAAACTCTCTGACGAAGATTTAATGTCAATTCTGGGGATGTATCTTGAAAATTTTTTGATTGCCTCCTGGATGAACAAGATTACTTAAAGCTTTTAAAGACCTTTGCAAACTTAATGTATTTCTATCAAGGGGGGCTGTCTTGGGAAGCCTTGCACAGTATGCCCCTTCCTTTGATTGGCGAATTAGTAGATAATATGAATAGGATTAATGCTGACATAGCCAAAGCTTCAAAGAGATAAAAATGCCATTTAATGTATCATTTATAGTTCGGCTACAAGATAAATTTTCTAAATCATCGCAGAGAGTTGCTAGATCTGCTGAGAAAATGAAACTGAGGGTTTTAGCGGCTGGCGGGGCTACTGGTAAGCTGTCTGATAAGTTGGCTAAAAATAGACGACAATTAGCAGGAACGCGCTCAGGGCTTATTGGTGTGGCGGCAGCAGCCGCTAGTGTGATTCTGCCCGTTCGAGAGGCGATTCGCTTTGAAACTGAAATGGCCAATGTTAAAAAGGTTTTACGAGAAGTGTCTCCAGAAAACTTGGCGACAATTCGAGATATCGCTTTAGATTTATCAAAAACCTTGCCAACTGCTCCAGAAATCTTATTACGGACAGCTGCCGCTGGTAAAAAAATCGGCGTGGCATTACCTAACCTTAAAGAATTTACTAGGCTTATTTCGGAAACATCCGTAGCGATTGAGGGAATTAATCCAGAAGAGGCGGCTACAGTTTTTGCCAGATTTGAAAATATTTTTGGTGGTGGGACGGCAGCTGTGCGCGACATGACTGATGCTACCAATGAGCTATCTAACCGTTTAGAGCTTACGGGGGTCGAGTTATTAAACGCAATGGCGAACAGGACGGCTTTAGTAGGTAAGCAAATGGGATTAACCGCAAACCAATCTATAGCGCTGGCGGCCACACTAACGGCTTTAGGAATCCAAGGATCACAAGTGGGCACAACAATTAGACGAATGACATTAGCCTTTAAAGATGTAGAAAAAATAGGGGAAGCAGGTTTTGAAGCATTTCAGGTTGACCCTCAAGGAACATTGCTAGCTGTTCTTGAGCAATTAAGGGATTTACCAGAAAAAGCAAGAATAGCCGCTGCGGTTGATCTATTTGGAGAAAGATTTGCACTTAATGTAGTTACCTTGGCTCAAAATATGGGTAAATATACAGAAGCCCTTGATATTGCCACAAATCGTTCTGTTTTTGCAGGTTCGGTTCAGCGAGAGCTAGCAAATGTGCTGGCCACCACACAAGCTAATTTAGATTTAACGAAAAACAGTTTTAAAAGACTGGGGATAGAAATTGGTGAAACACAGCTGCCGTTGATCAATTTACTGGCAAAAAGCATTACAAATATTAATGATACTTTTGCCACTTTTGCGAACAGGTTCCCGAAAATTACAGGATTTATAACCTCAATGACTATAGCGGTGATTGCACTTATCGCAGCTGCGTTCCTCTTAAAATTTGCATTGGCTGGGCTTGCTATCGTTGGACTGGGGGTGACTGCTGTGTTTGGAGCAACTGTTGCTGGATTTGTTGGTGGGCTTGCGTCTGTGGTTGCCATTACAGCGGGAGTGGGGCTTCTAGGGGTAGCTTTAGGGGGTTTATTAGCAACGGGTATTGGAAAAGGCTTGGGCGGCATAATAAATAAATTCAAAGGCATGAACAAAGAAGTCAAAAAATTAAACGAAGAGCTTGGCGTAAACGTTAATAAAAAAGTTGCCAAGGGAATAGCTAACGTCAAAGTAATGGGGAGCAGCCCAGAAGCAAAAAGGTTGTTTGCTTTAAATGCGGCACTTTCTGAAACGAAACTTCAGATTCGCCGAGGGGGGATCGGTGTAGATGTTGATGCGCTAGAACGTAGTTTCCAGAAGCTATCTTTAGCCAAAGATCAAGAAAGGTTCGGCCCATTCACTCCAGCATTAACAACGCCAGTGGCGGTTGATGTGAAGGTTAGACTTGAAACCGATGAAAAGACTAATGTTAAAAGCGTTCAATCAAGTACAGACGCGTCAGGTAATGTCAGCGTGGTACAAACTGGTCGCAACATGGGTGGGGGTTAATGAGCATTTTAAACCAGACACAGGCTGCCAGTTTTAAAGGAGCCCCGTTCCTTATGAGGGATGACCGCACCCAAGGTGGCAGAAAAACTGTAACCCATGAGTTCCCAAACAGGGATACAAGGGAAGTTGAAGACCTTGGAAAGATGCAAAAAAGTTTCTCTATTACGGGCATTATCCATGACGGAAAACAGGGGGAATACTTTGCACGACGTGACGCTCTTATATCAGCGTTGGAAAGCGAAGGCCCAGGGCAGCTGGTGCATCCTTTCTTTGGAACGTTAAATGTCGCATTAATTAACTATACGCTATCACAGGGATTCACAGACATTGGCCGAGCCGTCTTTACAATGAGTTTCGAGGTTCAGGAAGAAGCCATTGGCCTAACCCCCAGCGATACAGTGGGATCTAAAGCAGCGGCTTCTGTGGCTTCCGGCACAAGAGTTCAGGATATTCTGGTTGCGAACATAGCTGAAAACTTTGAAATAGGGCGGTTCTTTGCATTAAACTTCACGGATGCCGAATCTATTATTTCAGAGGTTCTCGGGGTATATAATGATAATCTGAGTGTATTAAATACAGACCCGGATCAATTGAATGATTTCTTTTTAACGCTTAATGATTTTAAGGATAATCTACGCCCGCTAATCAACAACCCGACTAACTTGGCTAGTCAGTTTGATACATTGTTTGACCAGAATGCCCAGCTAGGCATCACCCCATCAAATCAAATACTTATCTCTGAGAAGCTGTTTAATTTTGATTCCCAGTTTGCTGATGTGCCTATAACCACAGTCCAACGGGCGCAGCGGCAAAACAACAGGGATATAATTCAAACCGCTGTGAAAACAGTTGCATTAAAAGACGAATATATTGAATCCCAGAACCTAGAATATCAAACAGATGTGCAGGTTGATCAGCGCCAATCCGCCCTTGAGGAGCGATTTCAAGAGCTTAACGAGATATTTGAAACAAAGCCAAAAGCATTACCCGACGAGATGTTTGCTGAGATGCAAGTGCTCAGAAACCTAACAAGAGAGTTCTTCGATGACCAAAGGCTGCAGGCGTTTAGAATAACTGACTTCTCTTCTCCAGATGTTCCGGCCACTGTATTGAGTCACCGTTTGTATGGAACGACTGAGAATACAGAAGCACTTGTTGATTTGAACGAATCCAACAACCCGACATTTTTAGGCGGAGATTTGAAAATCTTAAGCGCATGATTGAAATCGAATTTGACGGACAAAGATTTACAGGATTTACAGAGGCGAGTGTTTCTCGTTCTGTTGAAGCCGTTAGCGGTATATTTTCTATAACAGTTCAGGGTACAAGAGAAGTGTTGCCATTCCAGCGCGGTGGGGCAGTTAAACTATTTGTAGATAACGAACTGTTCTTAACAGGATTTATTGAACAAAGCATAACTACTTATAATGCCTTTAGTCATCAAACCAGATTAACAGGGCGATCTAAAACAGCGGATTTAATAGACTCTCACGTTGATGGAGGCATTGAATTAAATCCCGATGCTGTTGGTGGTTTCACATTAACACAGTTGGCCCAAAAAGTGATCACAACACTAAATCTGGATATCATTGTAGATGATACGCTGGTTCCAGATTTAAAGCCCTTTAATGGAGACTCCCCCTTTTCAGGTGAAGTGGCAGAGAAGGGCTTTGAAATTCTTGAACGCTATGCTCGTAAGAGACAAGTGCTTTTAACCACAAACGGCGATGGGAGCCTAGTGTTTGTACGCGGTGCCGACACGCTAAGACAACAGGCCATTCTTGTTCATGTTGCCTCACCCCAGGACACATCTTTCAATAATATTCTGGATGGGGAAATAGCTATTGATGATTCAGAGCGATATAATAGATATATCTTTCACAGCGTAGGAAATCCGACGTTTTTATCTATCAGTAATATCTCAAAAGACAATGACAATATTGTTGAGCGTAATAATCTGGCTACTGATGATGAAATAAGAGAAAGCAGGGTATTGCAAATTCAAGCCGAAAATTCTACAGATTTGGAAGAATTACAAGAGCGTGCCCAGTGGGAGGCAGATGTTAGAAAAAGCCGATCACTTGTTTATCGGTATCGTGTCAAAGGCCATTCTGGCGGCATTGGTATATATGAGCCCAATAGAATTATCAGAGTCATTGACGATTTTGGTTTTGAGAACGATACCGAATTACTTATAAAAGATGTTTCGTTTGAGGTGGATAATAATAGGGGAAATACAACATTGCTTACATTGGTTAGAAAAGATGCGTTTACATTAACTATTGCAGAGCCAACAAAAGATAAAGCCAGTAAACAAGTTTTTAAATTTCAGGTACCAAGCACATGAGTATGTTTAATAAAATGGTTAGCATGATAAAGATTGCTCTAAGTACCGATCCTATGATTGATACTAAGAAATTTCCGTTTCTAAAAGCCAAGTTCATGACAAAGGTTAATGATATCTGGTTCGTAACCCCCTATGGCTTCTATTCGTCACCTCCCGAGGGCAGTATAGGGCTTGTCTTTAATATCCAGGCGCAGGAACAAAACCGCGCTGGTATATTTAACGATTATGACCGCCGGCCAAAAGACCTCAAAGAAGGGGAAGTTGCACTTTTCAATACATTAACCAAGACCCGAATCACTTTAAAGGCCAACGGGGATTTAGATATATTCGTCAAAAATGACAGGATTATCAATATCACTGGCGATGATACAATCAACATTAGCGGAGCCAGAAATGTGACTATCCAAGGCAATGAGACTGTAACTGTGAATGGCGGTCTGTTAACATGTAATGTAGACGAATTTAGAATCAACGGTGAATTGCGGGTGCGTGATGACATTAAGTGGGATTTCGGTAGCACTGAAGAAAGCTTAAATAACTTCCAGTCAATTTATAATACCCATACCCATGACGAGAACGACAATGCGCCGGCACCAACAGACGGGCCAAATCAAACGCTATGATAGACATTGATGTAAAAAGCACAGATCGAGGTGATTTTGATATAAGCATTGACCCTGCTACTGGCGACCTATTGGCTACAGAAGGCTTTGATACATCGCTCAAGATGTCCCTGTTTGAAGAACGTCGGGCAGATAGGCAGGAAATGATACCGTCTGAGCGCAGAAGAGGTTGGTGGGCAAACGAATTGTTCGATGAGGCCGCTTTTGAGATCGGGTCCAAGTTATGGTTGATCGATCAGGCTAGGCTCAATCAAGAAACATTAAATAGGGCTATCGATTATGCGCGGCAAGCTTTACAGTGGTTGATTAATGATAATCATGTTGAAGCAGTCGAGGTCTCAGGTAGACTGGAGCCGGAAACTATCATTCTGGAGATAGTATTGCTGCGGAATGGCAGTAAGGTAGATAGCTTTAGTTTTGACATCTGGTCAAACACAGGCACATCATTGGATTAAAAATGGCAATTAAAAAAGAAGATTTAATTTATAGTAAATTTCTAAGATATAAGCGGTTTATCAAAGACGGTACTAAATTGAAATCATCATATTGGTTTCTTGAATGTAAATGTGGTGCAGAATACATGAGGGGTATGGGATTGGTGCACGCAAAATCTTTATGTATTACATGCACAAAAACAAAAGCCTCAACAAAGCATGGGGGACAAGGCACTCCTGAATATTGTTCTTGGGATTGCATGATCCAAAGATGCACAAATCCTAATAATATTAGTTATAAAAACTATGGAGGTCGCGGTATTGTAGTCTGCGATCGATGGAGAGATTTTAGGAATTTCTATGCCGATATGGGCAATCGCCCCGAAGGAACCACTTTAGAACGCATTGATAATAATAAAAACTATGAGCCAGATAATTGCAAATGGGCTACTCAGTATGAACAAGGTAGAAATAAGCGGAACAATAGAATTGTTGAATATAATGGCAAAAAATATTGTCTTACAGATTTGGCCAATAAATTTGGGTTAAAATTTGATACACTATCAAGTAGGTTAAATCTTGGGTGGCCAATAGAAAAAGCCCTCCATGAGCCAATAAACCAAAACACCTATGATAATTTTCATGGGCATAGAAAGGTAAATTAGTATGGCACTTCAATTCCCAGCCAACAGAAGGGAGGTCGAGTCGAGAATTAAAACCGACGTCCAAACTTCTTTACCTGAGTCTAACCCGTTCTTAAAGAACAGTTTTTTGGATAGCATGATCAAGGGCTATGCCGGCCGGACTTTCGATTTATTTGAAAACCTGAAGATATTAGTTCGTGAGATATTTCCCGATACCGCCACAGATGAGTTTTTAGAAAGATGGGGAGAGTTGAAAGGCGTCACTCGTAACCCAGCCACTAAAGCCAATGGCCTTATAAATGTTACGGGAGTAGTTGGAAGCATCATCCCGGCCGCAACTTTATTTCAGTCCTCAGACAGCAATCAATATGTTTCGCAGGCTGCGGCCACTATTGCGTTTGCTTCAATCTCAGTTTCAACGGCCACTCAAGTGGCAAGTTTGGTTACAATCACAACAGTATCAGACCATAATTTTGCAACTGGATTACAAGTCACTATTTCCGGTGCTGTAGAACCAGAATATAACGGCACGTTTCCCATTACAATTACAGATTTAGATACTTTCACATATCAGATTGTTGGAAGCCCCTCCTCCCCTGCAACTGGCACTATTCTAGCTAACGCCGATATTGCTAATGTAGATGTGCGTTCAGATGATTTTGGTAGCACCCAGAACCTTGCTTCAGGCGCAGCTTTGACCCTTGGGACTCCCCTTGCTGGCGTAGACGGAACCGCCCTGGTTCAATTCTCAGAGGTTTCTGGTGCAACCGATATCGAAGATGATGTCAATTTACGGGAGCGCACTTTAGATGTCTACCAAGAGCCGCCAACGCCATTTAATGAACCGAGAATCAGGCAGAAAGCCCGCGAAGTTTCTGGGGTGACTCGTGTATTTGTAACTAAAGCCAATGAGCAGATAGCCTCCCAGCTTACGCCCTCAAGCATCACTCAATCTGATTTTATAGCCATTGTAGATTTTGGAGCAACGAAACATAATGTAGAAGATACCTTTGCAATCACCGTTACAGGGGCAGTCGAACCTGAATTTAATGTGACCCAGCAGCGCGTTATCAAAATAGATGACTTTAAACTGGCTTATCCTGTCTTGCTGGACAGTAACCCTACGGCTTCTGGCACAATATTGGTGGACTTAACTGTCCCGCCTGGAGTGGTGGTAACACATTTTACTAGAGATGATGATGCAAATATTATTCCATCCGCCCAAGAGGCTGACGATGTGAAGCAAAAGCTGCTAGAAATAACCCCCGCCCATACCGATGATAGGGATGTGATAGTCCGCCCACCTATAGGGGTGACAGTGGGCTTCACGTTCTCTTTGCTTGTGCCAGACAGCAATACAATGCGGGATGCTATCACAGCAAATCTACAAGCTTTATTCGCAGATGAAACGGCTGTAGGGCAAGACTTGAAAGATTTTGAATATGAGTCTGTTATTTTCCAGACCGTTAACCCGGAAACCTTTGAGGCTGTATCAAACTTTACGCTTGTGACTCCAGTTGGTGACGTAACAATTAACGAAGGTGAAATTCCCGTTTTGGGAACTATTAGTTTTTAATCATGGCAGATAAATTATTTGGTCCACATACTGAAGAAGAGCAAGCCCAGTCGCTGGCTAATTACCTGCCTAATGGCAAGGTATTTAAGGCCAAAAATCAGGAAGGCACCACTTTAAAGAATCTAATCGTAGGCCTCGGAATAGAATTGTTTCGTGCTGAGGGAAAGCAAAACGAAGTAATTTGTGAGCACTTTCCAGCTGATACGGAATTACTTTTATCTGAGTGGGAATCAGCCCTTGGAATACCAGATGAGTGTTTCCCGATTGCCGAAACCTCTCAAGAGCGCAGAGACAATATTGTAACAAAATTAACCGCTTTGGGTGTGGCCACCAAAGAAGGGTTTGAGGCCTTGGCACTGGAGCTCGGTTTTGAAGTGCGGGTTGACGGCGGCGGGCGCTGGGGCGTGTTCCCTATGGAATTTCCTGCTATTCTGTTTAATAATCCCAGTGATGCCCGTTTTACAATGGTTGTGGATTTCCTGACCCCGATAGACTTAAATGTTTTCAACTTTACTTTTCCTGTGGTATTCGGGAATGAAGTAAACAATGTTATAATATGCTTGTTTGAAAAGCTGGCACCTGCAAATGCTGATGTTATTTTTAGATTTGTTGCACAAGACGAAGAGGGCGCCTCGGGTGGAACATGGTTATCAAATAGCAACAACTGGGATATTGAAACAACGTTATGGGAGAATGCTTAAATGGGAACTCTGGTCGGTAAAAATATTAATCTGACCTTCCGCAGTCTTTTGCGCCTTCCTAACGATTCGAGCGGGTTAACGGGCACTTTACAGACTATGGAAGATGGCGAGGGCACAGTCAGTGTTGTGCAACTATCCTCCACAAGAATGAATGTGACTGGCGGCTTCAGTATTGAATCGGTTGATATGACTTTAGCTGGTTCTGCTGATGGTCAAATTCTTGCTTTTAATAACGGTACAAGCAAATATGAGCCCGTCAGCAACGTTGCAAAGCTTGATGTAGCTCAGGAATTTACAAAGGCGCAGAATTTTAATGCCACATCTCTTACAGCGCTGGGTGCAGACCTTATTACCAATGGCGGGTTTGCCACAGATTCTGACTGGGCTAAAGGTCCGGGCTGGTCTATTGCTGCAGGAGTTGCCAGTTCTGACGGGTCGCAAGCGGGCGACTCAGATCTTAACCAAGCATTGTCCCTAACAAGCGGCCAGACCTACGAGGTTGAATTCACAGTCTCTAACTTTTCAGCAGGCAATGTGACACCCGTTGCTGGAGATACAGAGGGAACTGACAGGGCTGCTAACGGAACATTCACAGAAAACATTGTTGCGGGCGCTGGTGGGGATATTGATATCCGAGCCGATTTAGATTTCATAGGAGATATTGATGATGTCACGGTTAGGCTGGCCAATGTACCATGGAATTTAGAGGACGATCAGGTTACTGAGTTAATTCTAGACGGCGACCTTGTGCTGGATAATCCTACCAATATGCAGGATGGCGGCACTTATATATTAAGGCTCGTTCAGGATGGTACGGGAACCAGATTAATAGCATTTGGTTCTGCTTATAGATTCCCCGGTGGAACCCCTCCCACGCTATCAACTGGCGTAAATGCTGTTGATTATATTACGTTTATTTCAGACGGCTCAAACATGGACGGGGTGTTTCAAGGAGACTTTAGCTAGTGTTTACATTTCCTGTGGGATATTTTGGCGTTGATGGCATGGCGCTAACTGGACAAGAACCTTTGGGCGAGATCAATTCTACTTGCGTGTTTGATCTGGATGCCACACATATAGATTCATATTTCCATGGGACATTAGATGCTGCCGCAGCGGTAGATAAAGGCGGCGGTAATACAGGCTTCCCCATGACCGGCCATAACTTTGAGGCTGGAGATTTTTTTACCATTGCTGGAGCTGTCGAGGCTACTTATAACGCTACGCATTTAATAGATTCGGTCTCGGCTAACGAAATCGTTGTAACAATCACTTTTGTTGCCGAGACTTTCAATGGTACGGAAACAGCAAGATCTCAACTTTGGAAAAACATTGAGCCTACTCCAGATGATAGTGAACTACAGTCTGCTTACCACGTAATGTTGGGCACTGCCCTTGCGAATACAACTGATGACCCTATTTTTGATGGCGCCGCTGGTTCACAAGCCGCCTTCTGGACAGGTACAGATACCGAGATATTTGATCTCATTGGAGGTAACACACCATTCCTGAATAACCTTCACAAAGCAGATGGCCAAAACTTCTGGATAATATCAATGTGGCATAGTACGGACGGTGCTTGGATAGATAGACCGCTTATGTGCACTGTAGATATAGCAGGAGATCATGGTGTCTTTCTTACTCAAAATCCCGATGAATCACATAAGCTTGAGCAGTGGAGTGCAACAAAAGGCGCAGTTTACACAACTGACATAAACGGAAGTCCTACAGGCGACCATGTGATAGGATATGATGTTGACCATGACGCTGCCACGGATACGGCAACTTGGTGGAATGACAGCACAACCGGAACTGATATCGCAATAGAGATGAATAACTCCTCAACAAATTCATCTCCTATGCGAATAGGGTTTTTCCCTGGAAGTTCAGCAGGAGGCATAACAGATAATATGCGCCTATATAGTCTTGCGATGGGCACAGGAACCCTGACCGATGGAGAATTTGCCGCTTTAGTTGCTCATTTAGAATTAAGACAGAACAGGACTGTTGTATAATGACTTTTTATATAAAAATGCCAGTAATGAATCAATCTAATCCAAATTACTCATATGAGGCATTTAAAACACGCTATTCAGAAGTAATAGCAATGTTCAAGGATTCAGAAACAATAGGTCCACCCAAGCTGAACGAACAAGGAACGCATTATCTTGTACACTCACAAAGGCTGACACAGGCTGGCGCGGATATATTAAAAGATGAATTTCCTATGGTAAGCATCACAACAGAAGAGCCTCAAAATTGGACCACTGATGAAACTGAAAGGGGCGTATGAATTTAAAACATCCCAGCAAATAGGGCAGAACAAAAAGGATCGGGATTGATGTCTCCATATAAATCAATCGGGTGGTTAAAAAACAACTGCCTTTAAAAACTGTTGAACAAAAGGTAAGATAAAACAGAAGGAATAAATTATGCGCGATTATCCAGTAAAAGCCCCAGGTGATACGTTTACAGCGGAAGAGTTCAACGAATCAATTGGCGGCGAGCTTGAAAACTTTATTACCAAGACGGGCATTTCTCTTGCTGCATTAACAACGAATCAGATGTCCCAAGCTGCTACGCTTTATACAGGGGCTTCGACGTTCTTTTTAGAAAGCGGTGTTGCCAATGCCTATGTAGGGAATGCAATATCACCATTTGAAGCGCCACCTTCTTTGCCCGATGGTTTTATGGCCAAATTTTTCCCTGGCAATATAAACTCTGGCGCATCAACGCTTAACCTTACTGGCACGGGCGTTAAGGCAATTGTCAAAGGCACTGGTCTTGTAGCATTAACTGGCGGGGAAATAATCGCCAATGAGCCATTGCATGTTCAATACGATCTCGCAACAGACCAATGGCAGATTATTCTATCTGGCTTTCAAATTGGAGCAGGCGGCGGCGGTGGCGCTGTAGATAGCGTTTTCGGTAGAACTGGTACGGTTGTTGCGGTCTTGGATGACTATGCAGCATCTCTGGTAGATAATGATTCATCTGTATCTGGCGATACAGTTAAAGATGCCCTGAATACCTTAAGTGCTTCTGCCGGCGGTGGCCTAATTGAAATTCAAACATTCACAGGTTCCGGCACATGGATTAAACCAGCGGGCACTGTTTCTGTTGAAACCATAGTGGTTGCTGGCGGCGGCGGCGGCGGCGGAGTAGGTGCTACAACTGGACCCACTGGTTCCAGCGGAGGGACATCCTCCTTTGGTGGCTTTTCCTCTGCTACTGGTGGTTCAGGTGGGCCTGGGGGCATTAGTGGCTCTTCTCCCGCTGTAAGCGGAGGTGTGGGCGGTGTAGGCTCAGGCGGCGATTCTAACCAT